CTCCCTCTCTATGTTTGTTTGGATACCTCTTGAAGTAAGCCTTACGTGGAAGTAAAAACCATACTCTCCATACGCTGATAGCATCATTAGTTGAATAAGTATTACTACTCGAATCAAAGTATGCCGTATTACCTTCATAGTTCTTTAATGCTGCATAATTCCCTGATTGATGCAACCTCAATATATTACGCTCTGCATCGGTAAGCTTAAATTCACTGCTTATCTGTGAAAAAGACATATACTCTTCCACTGCACACCACTCACCGTTCTGTGTCCATTTGTTATTGCCGCCTCTGTTGTAGTAAGCCCTATTAGCTTCTACCCTCTTAAAAGTTACATCCTCACGCCTTTCATCATAATATACTAAGTATGCCGGTCGTCCTGTAACAATCTTTTCTTTAAAGCCTATATGCCAATGATCATACAGATCCTCTGACTGTATAGCTCCTTTAAGGGCTGCATTAGAAACTTGTTCTATAATCTCCGTATCTGAATGAAGCAAAAAATAATCAGTCTTTTTCTTTAACTCTTGTGTATTAAGCTGCTCCCTTTGCAGCGCCCTTATAATTTTATTGAACTCTAATCGTATTAGTGGCAAGTTAGCTTGCAACATAGCCATGTGTTCAGCCATCTCCTCATTCTCAGGCTCTACCTGTAACTGCGCCTGTAGATCATTATACTGATCCTCTACAAGCTGCATCTGTTCTCCAAGGATAGCGTTATGCTCATCATACATCTCATTGATAGCCTTTATGCGTGATGACACCCTATCGATAAGCTTTTGCTTAAGACTCCTCTCATCCATAGCTGTAGCATGAAACCTAAATATCCTACGCATCTGCTTTGACTCTAACAGGTTTAATTTACTACGGACTATCTCATTTCCTATATTTCTAAAGCGTGCAGGGAAAGTGAACCCTTCTACCTTAGTGAGGTAATTAAACTTAGAGTTGTCGTGTTTGCCTGTATAGATATCCCAGCATAACTTATCTCTCTTTTTATCCTCTGAAAAAGATGATAACGCCATACCTATAATGTAATCAGTATATTCTTTTATCTGACCAGGTGTAGCTTTATCGCTATATATTATTTCACTCTGCATATCTTTATACCATTATTGATTCAAGTCCCCCATAACTATATTCTATCTGACCATAATTATTCTCTACATATTCTCCATAATTATCGCCTGCTTCTTTTTCATTCTTAGAGTACACAGCTATCTCTTGGTCCTCTATACTTGCTGCTACATTAAGCGCACATGATATCGTAATATCACAATTGTAGTTCTTAGCACGTCTGAACTTACTAAACGCCTCTATCATCTCTATGTCATACATCTTATCGATAACTGCATAGTCATCAGCTTTAATAAAGTCTCTGAACATATTCAAAGCATGAGGTACAAACGATTGTTCTATACCATATCTTTGTGATGCTTGACCGTCCTTTACATATTGAGAGATAACCATACTTGGACGCTCTTTAAGAAGATACTCATATCCCTTACGTCTGTAATAGTCAAAGATAAGAACATTACTGTACTCTATCAAATTTAAACACTCTCCATACGCTATACACAGTTTAATAGTATCTTCATAAAAAGCATATGAACCCCCTTCTTCTTCTGTTGGTCGCTCTGTTATTCTTGCTACCCAATGTTTACCTGTATGCGATGCATCAAGGTATTCCTTAAAGATAGTACAACTACCTTGTGATGAACTACTATTACTCTCACTCTTGTCATAACTGTCCGTTGCTGCCTGATACAGATTCTGCCACACATCCCCCCTGCTATCCAATTCAGGTCTTTGGACAATAACAAACTTACCATCCTCATCAGGAAAGATATTGACACCCTTAGACCAATCATATGGATCTACCCATTCTAACTTAGCATTAAAGGCTATCTGCTCTTCCTTGTTGCTTAATATCCACCTCTTTCTATCATTAAGCTTCTGCATAGCAACCTCACCCAAGAATGTTCCAGAGGTAACCATAAACATCTGTGATAGATAGATAGGCTTCTGCGTCATAGCCCTGTACTTCTCTGCTGACTTCTTGTTCTCTAACTTTTCAGTTAATGACTTTAAGCTCTCTTCTATAAGAGCATTACCATCCTCGTCTATTATCTCAAATTCATAAGCAGGAGTAAATGAACATACCTTGCTATCTGCATAGACACCCTCCTCTTCCCATATGTTATCAAACTCCAACAGATCATATGCTGCTGGATCATATGCCATCTTCTCAACATCCGCAACAGATTCTTCCATATCGCCACCTGTACCGATATACAATGAGTACCCCGTCTTGACACCCTCTGCATACTGTGATGGTTTAACGAACTCTGCGGTCTCCGTAAGTGTTCCTTGCTTCCATTTACCTATCTCCTCATACACTACCATAAAAGGTGATAGACGTGATACAGCTTGCGTGTTGTCCTTTGCAGTAATACAATACACTTCACTGCCATAGCCTTTATAAAGAGTTCTGCGCTCACCAGTATCTTCATCTTCCCATATCTCTGTATAAGCAGCTTTAATGTATTCAGACCTATCAGGCTTCCTTCTTTTGTAAAACTCACTCTCACCAAGATTGTTTAATCCTGTAATAACATTCTGCATTGTCTTTTCTGCATAATCACCCTGACCGGCTACTATCACAGAAACAGAGGCAGGAAGGAAGATAAAGTTATATGCTACATTACATGCTGCGTATTCACTAAATCCCATCTGGCGTGCCTTAGCAAATAGATTGTCCTTCTTCTTTAAGAACATCATCTCAAGAACCATAAACTTAAAGTAGTCTATAGATAAGAATTTAGGATTACGCTTCTCCTTTCTGTCAGAGTCATCAAGCTTAGCATAAATAATCCAAAAGTTAAGATAGAAGTACATCCGACCTGGTATCCAGATAGTATGATCCCTCCTTGTAGCATTAGGAACTACATAGCCCATGATACATCTTCTATACTGCTCTATCCACCATGCATCATATTCAGGATGATCTCGATCAGGCATAGCCTCATCAGGATTATATACCACAGGAGAGAACCTACGTGTGTCTTTAAAGTCTCTTGTCAAAAAAGACTTATCATAATCAGGCACCCATTCAGGATGATTCTGTAATATAGTATCTAAATATGTTAGCTTTATGTTTGACATCTATTTCTTATCTATTACAATCTTCTCTACTTCTCCACATTCACTGATTACTTCATGTTCGTACTTAGGCTTCCAAAACTCGTACCACTTTCTTTTTGTTCTGATATCCCAAACCTTAACATTACATTCTTTTTCAGTAACAAACACAGTGGAAGAACTATCAGTAGTCATCACATGACCAGCAACTGAAATACAATCATTAAAGTCCTTAAAATTAATTTTATAATTCACACTGTCAAGGCTCTCTATTTCCTTTTGCGCTTCTACCTTAACAGTATCACGGATGACTACTATAGTTCTATTATATTCTTCTAACTGTTTAATCTTTTTGTTTCTTTTCTTTAGTATTGAATCAAGCTCTAAAATTGCTGTATTCTTCTTTGCAAGCTCTGTGTTGAGTTCTTTTGTCGTTAGAGTAAGATTGCTTACCTTTTGGTTATACTGCTCTAAATTCGTCTCTAATCGGCTTATTTCTTTTCTTTGTCTTTCAAGAGTAATATAGCTTGCAGCACTCCATAAAATAAGAAGTGATACTAATATCCTTATGGCTATTTTAAAGTAACTTTTCAACATATAGAATGATTCTGACATTCTCCCACGACTGAAGTCTGTGGGGTTCTGAACAAGATATGACCTAATGGTCTGTCTTAGCGTTCAAGGTCGATGCCCTCAACCCAAATTTTTTAATGTTCAATGCAGCGTTCAAATCTCTATTTAATATGTGTCCGTTTGAACAAGTCCAATTCCTGTCTGATAATTTTAAATTTTTATTGACGTCTCCGCACACATTACAAATTTTGGAGCTTGGTTGAAACCTGCCTATAACACGAAGGTCTTTGACTTTATATTCTAACATTTGTCTAAACATTCTCCATCCACAGTCATTTATAGATAATGCAAGATTATGGTTTTTAACCATATTTTCAACCGCCAAATCCTCTATACAAACCGTTTTGTATGTTGTAGCAAGATATGTAGTTAATTTGTGAAGATAGTCCTTACGTTGATTTGAAATTTTCTCATGGATTTTAGCAACCTTCAACCTTTGCTTTCGGTAGTTGTTGCTTTGTTCTTTTCCTTTTTGAAATTT